TTACCAAGAGCGTCTTGGGTTGCTGCGCCATCACATTGCATTTGCATAATAACGAAAGGGTCTGATGCTACATAAGCAACAATATCATCTGCCGCTATTGAAGCAGGGAAATGTTGGTTTGGTGTAAATTGACCTGTTGTTGGATCAGTATATGCGCAACCCATAAATATTCCTATAGGTGTACAAGCTGTAGTACCAGTATCTTTTTGGATAGTAGTATTAGGATTGTCATCAGCCCATTTTACAAAGTCACCAAAAAATATAGAAGTGCCAAAAGCATTTTTAATTTTATAGTGTGTAATTTTAGAGTTGAATGCGCAAGAGACTAAAGAACCAACAGGTAAAGCTCCGTGAGGAGTTGCTGTTGCGGACATAATTATCTCTCCTTTGAGATTTTAAAATAAAAGTGAGTGAGTCTAAGAATCACTCCCAAAAGTTGTTCTAGATTTGCGTTCAAACACTTGTTTGGTTGCCATTCTAGAGTCTTGATCTTTGTAATATGCGTTGTCTACAGATTCCATTTGTGTATGAGCAATTTTTTGGAAATGCTCATCTCTAGCTTTCGCTTGATCTTTTGGCATCTTACATAATAACTGTCCACCAATTTCTACATTACCTCTTCCAGCCCATTCAGAATTGTGATCCATCATATGGATTTGCAGTTCTGGATGATCTTCTAAACGACAAGCTTCCCAGCCTTCGCGGAATTTCTTAGATACATTAGGATTATCTGCCTTACCTAAAAGACTTGTTCTAATATATCTAAAAACCCAGCCAGCTTGTGGTTCAGGGCTTGGTAGATTTGATGGGTTATCCCAACTTTGTATTCTTTGTGTAGCTTCTCGGCTATCAACACCTCTAGGGTTACGCTCTTGTTTTGCAGGATCATCATTAGAAATTGTTTGTGTATTATTTACTTTATTGTTTTCTTTTGACATTTTAACTCTCCCGTATGAGTTGATTTGCGTATGATTCTGGAGTTATTCCAAGCTTCCTAGCGATGGCAACTTGACTCTGAGTCAGACGTATTGAGCGAGGTTTTTTCCCACTATTCCTCGAAGCGGGTGCGACAACATTTGCTGGTTGTCGTTTTGGTGCATATTCTACTGATTCTTCTGTAGAGCTTTGTACACCAAAAAATTCAGGAAATTGATTTTTCATATTTTTATCAATTTCACTATAATATTCTTTAGATTTTGTTGCAGGATCAACACCTTTTGTTTTAAGGTTTTGATCTAAAAACATAGCATATGCTGTCATTACTTGATGATCTGAATTTGTATTATTCATAAACCATGAATTTTTATTAGACCATTCCTTCATATCAGCATCCATAGTACGAGGTATTTGTTCTGGTACTGGTTGCTCTTTAGGTAAATTTTGATCTACATTTTGTTGTAATGAAGCTGCATAACCAGATGACTGTTGTTCTGCATAAGTAGCTTTAGCAAGCAACTCTTGAGCTTGAGCCATTTTATCTGCATCACCTTCATCATAAGCTGATTTAAATTGTGATTGAGCATTATGTTTTGCCCATTGAGCATTGTTAAGTGCTTGTTTATTAAGAGCTTCTCCGCCTTGACTAACCATTGCTTGAAGTCTTTCATTTTCAGACATCATGGTTTTTAAGCGATGTACAGCTTCGTGATTTTCTCTTTCTATTGCTTCTTTAGCTCTACGCTCTTCATGAAATTCGTATTTAATTTTATTAATACGATCACCAGCACGTTTACTATAATCTGAAATTTCTTGATCTAAAGTATCATCATCAGCAGGTTCTGTTGATTCTGTTTTTTTTGGTCTACGATCTTCTTCAGGAGTATCATCAACAATTTCAACCTCTAAATCAGGTTTAGATGTATTGATTTCTGTTTTTACACCAAAAAATTTACCTTCTTGAGATTGTGATTGGACTTCTTGTTCTTCTAACTCACTCATGCTCTAACTACTCCTGTAGGATCATCAACGACTGCTTCCACAGTATCGTCATTAATTAAGCGAAACTCTTGATCGTACATTTTTATACGAGTGCCAGAATAAGCTCGGAATACTACCCAATCTCCTTTCTTGCACCAAGCTCCACTTGGAAATCTTTTAGAATCTCTATAAGCATCAGGACCTATTTTTAATACATAACCACAAATATTTGAAGTTTCTTCAATATCTCTTGTTTGTGCTGCTTTAATAATACCGCCATCAGTTTTTTCTTTAGCTTGTGGCATAGCAATTAACAACTTCCAACCTTTCGGTTCAGGTAATTGACTTTTAGTATCTAGCTCTATAGGTGGTTTTTCTTTAGGTATTTGTTTTACTTTTGCCATATTTTTGCACGACTAAGGGTCGAGTCCTTATTTTAAATGTTTTTCAGTCCAGTCTAATACTTCTCTTTCTGCAAGGGCTAATCCCTCGATAACGCCAGCCATTTTTTGATAATCGCTATAATCTTTACATGCACCAGTTGATATATGATCAGCATGTTGGTTCATTGCTTCTCTTAGTCTTTTTTTTAAAAAAACTGAAAGTGATTGCTCTGTGATATCATTTACCATTGTTATTGATATCTTTAGCTAAATCAATTCCAATGTCAACACCTTTTATATAATCTTCACGGTCTGCTTTTTTATCTAATTGTTGATTTGCAAGCAGATCGCTTGCAATACGCTGTCCTACTTGCATACCCGCTACTTCTTCTTGAGAAGTAATACGTTTTTCTTCTAAGTCTTTATTTGCTTTAGCCTTAGAAGCATCTAACATTATTTTAGCTTGTCCTTCTTGAGTTTTACGTTGCACTTCAGCTTCTTTAATAGCAACTTCTTTTTCTTTCATTTGTATCAATGGGTCTTTTTGTTGCTCTTGTATACGTTGCTGTTCTGCTTGCGCTTGTGAAGTTGCTGTTACTCTTCTGGCTGCTTCAGCAACTAACTCAGAAATACGTTTTTCTATATCAGCAGGAATAGGTTCACCTTCTGGTGGTAGTTCTATACCCATTTCCATTTCAACTTCTTTTCTATACTTCATTGTTAAATGCTCATTAATATAGGCTGATGCTGCTGCCATAATTGCTGGAGCAGTTGGCGAAGCTTGAACTAATTGCATAATCTCAGGATTCTGTTGTGCTGAAGTTACTGTTTGTATATGTGCCTGATGATCTTGAGTGACGAATGCTTTGACAGGCTTACCATTAATTATATTTTGTACCGCAGTAACAGGATCAACTGACTTAATATCATCTTCAGTTGGTACTATATCTTCTACATTTCTAATGCCTAAAACTTCTAGCATCTGTCTGTGCAATTCAGGAAGGTTATACATCTGAGGTGCTGACTGCGCTAATTGCATAGCAGCTTGATATTGCATAATACGTTGTGCCATTGTTGCAGCATTAGGATCAGATACTGGTAGAACATCTATTCTATTATCAAAATCTTCTGCTTTAATAAATTCTTCGTCATCCATTTCATATGGATAAGATGGGTCGGTAAAGTCTTTAACAATATTAACTAGTATATTAAATTCTTTACGCATAGAAGCATGAAGTCTAGCTTGTACTGCACTCATTACTTTCATGTTTCTTTCAAGTAATGCAAGTGTTGTACCAACAGGAGCTTGCCCATTCATATCAGATATCTTCATATCCGATACACTTGCAAAACGTCTGCCTTCTTCTACGATATTTTGCAATAAAGAATATAAAGTAGCTGATGGTTCTTTGTAAGGTAAGAAAGTAATATTATCTCTAATAGCCCCGCCCGGAATATCTACATCTCTAAACTCGCCCGGCATTATAGGGGTGTCATCACCTTTAATTCTAAGCCCTCTGGCTTTTAAACCGCCCGGCAAATTAGATAAAGTTCCTGCATCTACTAACTGTCTTAATAAGCTAGTAGCAGATTTGGCTAATCCACCTATCATGTGTACTAAACCAAAACCATAAAAACCTAATCCCGGCAAATACTGGTAATGAACAAAGTGCATACGTCTTAGTTTTTTAACATCATCTTCATAATAATTTCTACGAATACTTAATACAATGCCACTAGGAAAATCCAAAGTAACTACATAAGGTAATGCTATACCTGTTGGTTCACCTGATTCTCCAACATCTTCAAATCCTTCTAAGTCTAAATTTACCTGCATTTCTAATAGAATATGACGATTATCTAGGTTATAAGTGTCTGTTTCACCTGTCATTTCATCGTATTTTTTAGCTACATCACTAGAACTAGGCGATGCATCAGGTAGATCAATGTCACGATAGAAACCACTAACTTGCATTTTTCGTACATCATTAGATGATTTCTTCATTACATGCGTAGCACGTTCACAAGTTTCTAAATCACTTGCACCGTAATTTACTACTACATCTTCTGCTGGTACAAAAAGTGAACAAGGTCTATCTAAGTTAGGATCAAAGTATACTTTTCTAAATGCAGAACCCGCTAATGGCAAAGAAAATAACATCTTTTCTGTTTCAGAGCGATACTCTGTCATTTCATGTGTTAGCAAGTAGTTAAGATAATCTTGAACTCTGCCAGCTTGTTTAGTTTTTTCTTCAGTATTCTTGCCAACAATCTTAGTCCTAACTGGACCTTGTGCTGGAAACATTTCTGATATTGCTTGAGATTGAAAACGAATAACAGCTTCACTCATCATCGGATGAAATACACCACAAGCACCAGCCCACGGGGTAGTTCGATCTTCAAACTTCAAACCTAATTGATCTAAACCTTGTGTATAAGTTTCTTCCCAGTCTGATCTAGATTCTTTGTCACCTGTATAGGAATCAATTAAATCTTTACCTAAAGCATTTAAATCATTTTCATTTAAAATATCTGCAAGATTAGAATCAAAATTAGATTCATCAACTTGGCTTGCATTAGGATCAAAATCAATAATCATGCCACCATCTTCTGTTTCTATTGAAACAGATTCAGGATTTTCAATTGCTATTGAAAGTTCATCTTCAGGTTCTTGTTCTACTGTTCCTTCAATTGGTGTAGCAGTCATTCTTTCAATTGCCATTAAATATATCCTAGTGTAATACTCGTTCTGAAATATATAGATTATCTATAATTTCCTGTAGTTCATCTTCAAAGCTTGGAGTTATCTCTTTTATATCTTCTAACTCACCGCGTAAGATTAAATTATTTAATTCTGCTAATTTTTTAGCTTGATCAGTTGATTCAGCATGAACATTTGGTCCTGCGTATTCTTTTCCTTCTTCTGAATAAAAAGATGTCTGAAATATCTTCATCAATAATATGCCGCTATTCTGTTATGTTCTAAAGGCTCATCTTCTTCATCAGTATGAAGAGGAACAAAGCCACCTTGTCTAAATCTTAACAGAGCTTGCGTAGTGCTATCAACTAA